GTCGCTGTTGGATCGAAGCGCGAATTGTTGTTCGCAACTCCGCCGCCGGACGTCTTCGACACGTGAGCCTGAAGGACCGTGATCGACGTGGCTGCCCCAGTTCGGAAGCCGACACCGCCGTTTATTTGGTAGCTTCCTGGACCCAGCGTGATGCTTGGCGTCGCGCAAACATTCGTAAACGATCCGCTCGTAATCGAAACCAAATCGCTGCGATGCCGAATTATCGGACCGACCGTTTCGCCGACGTCGCCCGATCCGCCAAGTAGGTCCTGAAAGCACGTCACGCCGAGCAGGCCATCAGTGCGCGAGAGATTGAGGCGCGACGAACCGATCGCATAAGCCGTCGCGCCAGTGGAATCCGTCGCCTTGATCGGCGTGAACCCGATCGGCTTCGTCTTCAGCGGATTCTGGAGCGTGTACTCGACGCCGCTCGTCATGCTCTGCGAGCCGGCGCCGAGCGTCACGATCGCGGCGTAGGCGTTGTCTCTGATCGTCAGATTTCCGCCGATGGCCTGGCGCAGCTGGCGCAGCGCCTCTTTCGCCGGCACGACGATCGCTGATTGGATCGCCTTCGGCGTCGTATCATTGAGCTGGCCAATGTCCTGGTAGGTGAGCTTCATCGGCTCACCGCCAAGGGATGATCGTGAACGGCAGCACGTTTGACTGCATGTCGCCCACGGTCGGCGCCTCGCCGGCATCGCGGTTCGGCGCCATGTCGATGATGCGCTGGGTGATGTTCGCGAGATCGGCCTGCAGAATGCTCGTGTCCGACTCTTCCTTGTCTTTGATGGCGATCGCCGAGCGGATTACGATGTACTCGCTCCATCCGTTGACGTCGTCCATCTGGTCTGTGCTGAGCGAGATCGCTGCGGTCTGCGGGCAGTACCAAAGCTTCATCTGCGTCGTGCCGCTCGGCGTCGGCGCCAGGTTGAGATTCGTGCCGTAGAACCTGTAGCGCACGTCGCCGTTGGTCAGGTTGAGCGTGAACGCAGAGATTAGGCTTGGTTGGTTTCGGTCGTGCCAGTTGTATGGCTTGACGTCACGCCAGCCGGTTGGGCTCGACGTGTCGGCGATGTCGAGGCCGAGGCCCTTGTAGAACATGCCACCGGTCAGCGCCGATAGGCTGTAGTTGGCCGTGCCCGCCGTCGCGCTGAAGGTGCACGAGGTGGCCGAGTAGTCGGCGCCGTACGTTCGAATCAGCAGGTCGTCGAGCGCGCGCTGGTAGACGCCGATCCAGTTCAGGATCTCGGAGTCCGACACGAACCCGGAGTTCACCTGATCGGCTCGCTGCCGGATCCGGTTGATCAGGGTCGTGCCGGTGACGACGGCCACTAGTAGACCTCGGGATCGTCTTCGCTTTCACAGGCGGCGACGGCCGCCTCAAACGCTTCCCATGCGGTATCGAAGTCGCCGGCGCGCGCCGCTTCCATCATCGCGATGAACGCGTGCTTCCCGGCGCTGCCGCCTTCGTCCTTCTCGCCGCTCTCTTCGTGCGGCTCGGCCACGATTTCGAGCGCTGCTTTGTGCGGATCGAACATCGGCTACCTCGTGTACGAGCTGCACTGCAGCATGACTTCGCCGAACACCTGGATGCCGGTGGTCGCGGTGAAGTTGGCCAGCGTGGTGGTGCCCACGTTCATGACGCGGATCTGGAAGTAGCCCTGCGTCGCGTTGAAGTTGTCGCCGTCGAGCTCCCAGATGAAACTGCCCTTCGCGCCGGCCGGAAGCGCGACGTCGAAGTTCGGCTGCATGTTGGGCGCGCCGCCGGGGAGCGTCACGCGATACAGGCCGGTGCTCTGCAACGTCACGCTCACCGGGCCGTAGTTGACGGTCGGCGCGCCAGTCGTCGAGCTCGAATTGGGCGAGAAGCTGAACTTGGCCGTCACCCACTCGATGCCAAGCGATCGGACCGGCTTGCGGTCGCGGTTCAAGAAGATATTCGTCGACATCGCTCAGCTCCTTAGAGTTGGACCGTGGCGATGCACTGGCCGGGGCGCTCGACCACGAGATTGGTGTAGCCAACCCAGTCGATGAGCCACGCGTCCGCGCTCGTGGAAGTGCGGACGGTCGTCGCGTCGCCCTGCTTGCGGACGCCGATCGGTTCGCCCATGGAGACGAGCTTGAGGCCGCTCATGTCGAGCACGAACGCCGTGCCGCCGGGGCAGGCGGGGTCCGAGTAGACCATGATGTCGCCCATGGTCGTTTCGAAGACCACCGACTTGAACCCGATCGCAGCCTGGCCACCCTGCGGGCGGGAGACCTTCGCGCCGGCAACCTTCGACAGGTTCAGCACGTCGGCCGGGTTCATGAAGACCGCGTCCGGCAAGCCGCCGAGCGCCTGCAGCTGCATGATGCCCTGCTGGATCTGCTCGTCGACCGGGGCCGAGGTGTTGTTGGCGACGAACTGGCCACGCAGGCGCCGCGGGTCGCTCGAGCGCGTCACGCCGTTGAACGAGACAGTCAGCGAGACCGTTGACGCCGGGCTGTAGGCCAAGAGGCCCTGCACGCAGACCGCCGTGCTGGCGTTGTTCTGCGCGTCGCCCGAGTTCAGGTAGATGAAGTCGGCGCTCGCGACGTCGGTCACCGCGCTGTTGAGCTGCGTGGTGAAGACCAGCGATGCGGTCGTGCCGTCATCCGTGATGCCGGCGATCACCGCGCCGGTCGTCGATGCCGGAAGACCGACGCGAATCGCCCCGCCGTCCGTCTGCGAGAAAGCCGTGATGTCGCCGATCTCGAAGTTGAATGCGTCCGAGCGAATCGTGAGCGCCTGGGTCGTCGCGGTCGTCGCCGAGCCGCCGAGCTGCGCGACCGAGCCGGTGCCGTTGCGGTACAGCTTGAGCGCGAGCGACTTGCGCATCGCGGCGATCGCCTGGTCGTTGACCAGCTTGAACGCGGCAATGAAGGAGCCGACGTCCGACTCCGACTGGCGCCACGTGTTGCCGTTGATACCGACCGTGCAGTAGTCGGCCTGATACGGCACCGCGAACGCCACCGCCGGCGCGACTTCCGTGATCGAGTTCTGAACGAACGAGTATGAGCAGCTGCGCCGCACGTTCGCGCCGTTCAGAACGGGCTGGATGTACTGACGACCAGCTGCCTTTTCCTTGCGAATCTTCTCGAGCAGCGGGAACTGCTTGAAGAGCATCGACTGCAGGCGACCGGGCGAGTACCAGTCCTTGAGCAGCTTGTCATAAAGAGACGATGTGAGAGCCATTTTCTACTTCCGTGGCAGGGCTAGTTTCCCTGCTGAGCTTCGAGCCGTTTCACCATGGCGAGGAGCTCAGCCGTTTCGTCACCGAAGGACTGCGCGACCTCGCCGCCACCTTGGCGCAGGCTCTGACTCAGCGTTGCCGCGGTCGTTTTCTTCTCCTCGACCTTCGGCGGCGGCTTCGTCTCGGCGAGCGCCTTGAACTTCTTGGTCTGGGCAAATCGCTGCAGCTGTTTCCGTTCGAAGTACTCTTCGGCCAGCTTGCAAGCCTCTTCGATTGGCAGGTCTTCGCCCGGTTTTACGAGCTTGCCCTGTGAGTCGAGCGTCGCGGTCTTGCGCCAGTGGGCTCCAACAATCGCCTTTACGAGATTGCGCCCATCTTCATCCGCGGCCTTCGTCAACTCGAAGTCGTCGGCTTTTGCTTTCAGCGTCGATTCGATCTCTGACTCAAATGCGCCGAGCACCTTGGCGCGCTGCTCTTGCGCAAGCTGAGCTTTGAGACCGGTGATCTCTGCTTCCAACCTATGGAAATTTTCGACAGCCGATTTGACCTCGGCGGGCATCTCCGGCGCGGGTTGCTCGGGCTTTTTGTCGAGCGTTTTGATGTAGTGCTTGGTCAGCTTGTCGTAGCTGAGGCCAAACTCCTCGGCCGCGGCGAGCGGATCGGTTTCACGCTTCGCCTCGATCGCCTTGTAGCGGGCGAGCTCGGCCTTCGTGGCTTCGAGCTCGCGCGTTGCGTTGGTCTGCTGCTCGCGCGCCTTCGCTCGAGCGGCCTGCTTCGCGCGCTCGGCGGCGGCGGCGGCCTTCCAATCGGTCTTGGGCTTGTCGGCCGCCGGTGGCGCGGCGTCGGCCGGCTTGTCTTCGGTCTTCGTCTCGGTCTGCGCCGGCTTTTCTTCTGCCGGCGGCGTCTCGGTCGTGGTGGTCGTCTCAGCTGGCGGCGCTGGCTCTGGCGCGGGCGCCTCTGTCTTGCTGGCTTCGGCGATGGCGGCAGCGGCGAGCTGCGCGAACTCTTCTTCGTCTGACACCTATGCTCCCTGCATCTGAGGCGCGGGCGCGGCCTGTTGCGGCGGCGCGCCCTGTGGCATTGGCGGCGGCTGCGAGGCTTGCACCATCGCCATTGCCTGCTCGATCCACGTGCGCATGAGTTCCTGGCGATCTTCCGGCACGTCATCGAGGCGCGCGCGGTTGTACGCGTTGCGGTAGATCTTGATGCCGAGCTGCAGATCGTCGAACGGCTGCGGCGGGAAGACCTCGGCGTCGTCGAGCAGCTTCTCGATCTGGCTCTCGAAGTTGTCGCGCGCGGCGTTGGCTTCGTCGAAGACCTGCTGCAGGTCGGGGAAGTCCATCAGCTTGCGCGCCGTATCCTGATCGATCAGCTGCAGGTTCAGCAGGTCCTCGATGTCGTCGAAGAGACCGGACGGCGTGCGGCTGAGGAAGTTCGCCGCGAACAGCTGGATCGTGTAGTCGTCCTTGGGCATGCGGACGTCTTTCCACTTGAGGCGCTCGGCCTGGCGGCTGCTGCCGGCGACGACCTCGAGATCCTCGCCGCTCTCGTAGAGCTCCTCGGCCTCGTCGACACATGCAGTGACGAAGTCAAGATAGAAGTCTTCATAGCGCTGCGAGACGGGCGCGAGGCGCGCATCTTGGATCTCAGAGAGGTTGCGGAACGCCTTGGCCGCGGTGACGCCGGATGGCTTCTGAGCGAACGCGGCCTGTGTGGACAGGCCGGTCATCTCGAAGCACTTCTCGTACATCATGATGAACCACTGGTAGACCTCGGGCGGAACGACTTGCGGTGACCAGAGCTCGGGCTTGAACGGCGGCGTGTACGTGAGCACCGTGCCCCACGCGTTGGTGATGTGGTTCGGGTTGAGGTTGCCGCCGACCGGATTCAGGACGCGCGGGTTCGTGTGTAAGTGCAGGTTCTTCGAGATGTTGCGAACGTTGGCCGTGATTTCGACCTGCGTCGCCATGACCTGGTGAGCAAGGCCGAGGCCGTGAAAGCCCGCTGGCCCGTTGCGCCAGCGCAGGAAGATGATCGGGAAGTAGTCGCGCTTCCATTCCTCATCGAGCAGCGTCGCGCCCGGTGCGTCTCCGCCGCCGACGACGATCACGTGTCGGCCCTTCTGTTCGCCCTGTGGCAGCGACCAGCATTCGTAGACCTCGACCATGTCCTGATAGAGGCCGTTGAGGCGCGAGCCCATCGAGTGCAGGGCCTTGATCGCTGCGACCTTCTCTTCCGTGTCGCCAAACTCGGCGAGCAGTTTTGCTCGGCTGACCTCTTTGACCTCGCCGAGCTCATGCGGGTTGCGGTCGAAGCCCAGCGCCTCGTCCACGAGGATGTCGGAGATGAGCACGCGTTCCGCGCGAATCTTGCCGCCGCGGCGGAAGACCTTTACGCAGCCGGTGCCGAGCAGCGCCGCATCTTTGAGCGCTTGCTGCCCGATGCGATACGCCTTCGTTTCGTCGAAGATGCCGTCTGCGAACTTCTGCAGGCGCTTGGCTTGGCGCTGCTTCGACCATGAGCCGCCCACCGTCTTGAAGAATGGGCGCGGGCGTGCGGATGTGATGCGCGCTTCCGCCGTGTCGACGAGCGGGCAGATCACGTTGATCGGCACCGCATACTTGTTCATGACAGGGCTCATCGGCCCGACCGCCCGCGAGGGGATCAGGCTGATGTCCTGCATGTCCGAGTACATGCCGACGAACGTCTCGTACCAAATGAGGCGCGTGTTTCTGTATTCCTGCTTGAGCGCTTCGAGGTAGGGCACGAGGAGGACGTGAGCGTCGCCCTTTGGCGATGTGACCCAGTGCGGTGCCTCTTGCTCGCTCATCGCTTCAGGCGGTCTTTGCCCATCGCGGCGTACATCTGGGTGATGCTGGTGACTTCGTCGGCGTCGGCCGTGACTTCACTCAGCGCGGCGGGCGATGCGGGCAGAACGGCGCGCGCGCCGTAGACGACGACGAGCCCTTCGGTCTGCAGCTGCTGCAGGCCGAGCTCCTGGCCATAGGCAATGAGGTCTTTGATCTCGGCGAACGAGAGATTCATTCACCAGGGGAAAAAATCGCTACCACGGTATGCTCGGCGTAACGCGGGTCGATGGCCGTCGTATAAGCTGGCCAATTACGCTGTCTGTTAAGGACGGAGACGGTGGTTCGATTCCATCCCGGCATCGAGCGCGTTACTCCCTCGCCCACGGGTCGTCGGTGTTGAACGGGTCGCGCTGCGCGTCGAGCTCGGCCTGCTCTCGGGCGCGCTGTGCTTCCGCTTCGTAGTAGGCAGTCGTACCCGGCTTCGGGCCGGGGGCGCCCTTCGCGCGATGCGCCCAGGCTACCGCGGCGCGCCATCCGTACAGATGCGCGTCACAGGCGTGGTTCGGTGAGCCCGGCTGCTCCTCCAAGTATTGCTTGCCGCTCTTCCACGGGTGTTCCTTCAGCTCCTTGATGAGCTCGGGATTGCCGGCGCGTACGATCTTGAGGCGATTGCTCTGGTACGCGCCGTTGATGAGCTTCACGTAGCCGTACTTGTTTTGCTTCTCGGCCGGCTCGATGGGCAGGGCGAAGCGTTGGCGAGCCTCTTCGACGTAGCCCTTACCTAGGCCGCCCGTATCGCCCACCATCGCGACAAAGCCGCCGTAGCGCTCCGACCACTTGCCGACGATGTCCGCCGCTTCGGATGGGATGAGGCCGGCCCACTTCTGCGACTCGGCGACGTAGACGACGTCGGACAGGTCCAGGCAGTAGCGCAGCACGACGAGCGCCGTGGCGTTCACGTTGCCATAGTCGATGCCGAGCACGTTCGACCACGACATGCCCTCGGGCAGCTGCGGCAGCGTGTCGGCGCAGTCGCGGAACTCGTCGAAGGCGTAGACCAGGCCCGATGCGTCCTGGCGCCACGAGCCGCGGCGCAGGTGCTCGCGCTCCGTGAACTCGAGCTGCGCCAGCGACCGCTCGTAGCTCTCGATGTCGATGTGTTGGTTGTCGTCGAGCTTCGCTGGGAAGAACACGCGCCCATCGGGTCCGTCGTGCACCTTCTCCATGTCGACGTCTTCCGGGATTGCCCAGCGCTCACGAACCCACGCATGCCCGACGTCGCCCGGGTTGGTCGCGGCGCGCATGCGCAGCGGCACATCTACGCCGGCTTTGCGGAGGCGGCTGAACAGGTACGTGTATTGCGGGCGCTGAAACTGCGTCAGCTCGTCGAAGCCGATGGACTGGAACTCGGCCGACTTGTAGCGCATCTCGTCGCCGGGATTCTCGAGGTAGCCGAACGTCAGCGTCGCGCCGGACGGGAAGCGCCAGCGCTTGTTCGCCGCATCCCAAACGGCGTCGCTCTCGCGAAGCCAGTCGTGCGACCGGTCCATGATGGCGCCCTTGAGCGCGAGGTCCGGGAACGTGCGGCGCAGGATGAGCGCGGCATAGCCAGGCACGTGCACGTAGCGCAGCGCCGACATGAGCAGCGCATCCGACTTGCCCCCGCCGGCGGCGCCGCCGTAGAGCGCCTCGAGCCCGTCGTATTCGACGAAGGCGCGCTGCTTGCTAGTCGGTTCGTGCGGGCAGTAGCTCTTGCTGCTCTGCTCCTGCTTCGCGATCTGGCGACGCGCGAGCTCGAGCAGCGCCTGGTGCGGAGAGATCACTTCTTCGTGACGGGCGCCTTGCTGTCGCGCTCGACCTTGGCGAAGTCGACGCGATGCGATGGCAGGCGCACGAGCTCGCCGTGAAAGTCGACTAGGTAATCGCCGCCCCCGACCGCTTCGATCGTGCAGGTGGGCCCGGCCATGACGTTCTGCGCGCCCTTGAACGCGTAGCAGCCGCTCATCAGCCGCAGCATCGTGATCTTCATGTGCTCTCCGTGAGCCAGTATGGGACGTAGACCCACCGCTCTGGCGTTTTGACCTTGCCCTGGATCGGGCTCGTGAACGTGTAGATGCAGGCTTCGTCGCGCTTGATGCCGGCGCGGTCGAGCAGCGCTGCGGCGATGCCCTTGCGCATCAGGTCGCGCTTCACTTGGACGTAGTGGAGCACCGGCGGCGAGTCGTCGCGGCGCTCGACGATCAGGTAGCCGAGGATGCAGTCGGCGTCGTCGTCATCGCAGGCGATGAGCACGTCGGCTCGCGCGGCGATTCGCTTCTGCCACTCGCCGAAGAGCCGGCGGTACACCGGCAGCGGCGTCTCTGGGCCGTGCTTGCTGAGGTAGAGCTGTGCTTTCTGGTGCGAATGCGTCGCCTTGGCCCACGAGCCAAGCACGTAGGCCATGTCGGACGGCTGAGCGTTTCGGATCGGCGGCGCTTTGGCTTCCACTCATACGTGGAAAAAAACGCTTGGCTGCGGGCGAAGGATTCGAACCCTCAACGCCGGGGTTCAAAGCCCCGTGCTCTGCCAGTTGAGCTACCCCGCAACGGTCAGCAGTCGGGCTCGCCTTCCATGTCCTTCGCCGACACGCCGGCGACGTTTGCGGCCGTCTTCCTGATTCGATTCAAACGAAGCTCGATGTAGTGCCGCTCGAAGCCAAAGAACTCGGCGATCTCCGACGTCGAGCGCCCGGCCGCGGCCGCAACAGCGATCGCGACGTCGTCCGCCTTGCGCTTGCCGCGCTTCAGGATCAGCCCGTCGAGGTCAGACGCGATCTTCTCCGCATACTTCTTGCCGGTCTTCAGGGCCCACTCGTACTCGGTCGACGCCATCCGCATCTGCTGACGGCCGAGGCCCTCGGCGTGCAGCACGATCTCGGACAACAGCACCTGCACCGTCGCCGACAGGTTGTTGACGCAACGCTGGAGGTCGCGCGGCAGGCGGAACGCTTCGAACATGCTATTCCTGCCCCGCAGAGATAATGCTGGCCCACCACGGATTGGTGTTCCTCGGGTGCAGCATGGTTAGCCAGCCAAGAACGGCGGCGCCGGCGGACATCATTCCCGCCCCTCCATGATCGCCCACATAAGCAGGCGCGTCGAATAGGCCGAGATCGCCGGCTGCGTGCGCTCGAGCGACCAGAGCCGCGCCAGGCGCCAGAACAGCGCCGACAGCCGCTCCATCCCGGACCAGCGGAAGCGGAACGCGAGCGAGACGCACCAGCGCCGCCACGGCAGCAAGCGCAAGCTCGGCTCATAAGCGCCGAAGAACCAGGCGATGAGCGCGACGCGGGCGGCGGCGATCATCCGAACACCTCCGGATTCTCGAGCAGCCAGCGCACGTTCGCGCTCACCGCTTCGGGAATCGTGTGCTTCGGCTCCCATCCGAGCGCGCGCAGCTTCTCGTTACTGAGGTGAATGCGCGGGATGTCGCCGAAGCCGGTGGTCTCCTCGCACTTGAAGGCGGGCGGCTTTTCGAGTCCGAGCGTGTCCGCGACGATGTTCGCGACCGACGTCACCGTCGCCGGCGCATCATGCGCGACGTTGAACACGTCATAGCCGAGTCCTTCATCGCCGTATTCGATCGCGGCGAACATCGCCGAGACGAGGTCTTCGATGTGCAAGTATGACTTCGCCTGCCGGCCATCGCCCCAGATCGCTAGCTCGTCCGGGTTCTGACGCAGCTTCTTCACGAAATCGTAGATCAGGCCCTTGCGGTTGCCCGGGCCGATGATTGTGCCGAGGCGTAGCGAGATGCCCGTGTCGCCATGCTTCGCGCACCAGGCCGACAGCAGCCCCTCGCACGACAGCTTGCCGGCGGCATAGAAGCCGGTCTGTGGCTTGAGCGCGGCCGACTCGTATGTGGGGAAGTACGTCTGTTCGCCGTAGATGGAGCCGGTGGAGACGAACAGGATCTTCGTCGTGTCGCCCCGCAGCGTCGACATCAGCACGTTGTGCATGCCGACGACCTGGTCGAGCGAGGCGGCCATGCTGCCGGCCACGCCGGGCGTTGCCGCGAGGTGCACGATCCAGTCCGGGCGCGTGCGCTTGACCATGTCGTTGAGCTGCGGCGCATGCAGCACGTTCTCGCCGTGCACCTGGTCGAAGACCACGACGTCGTGGCCGAGCAGCTCAGCGCCGGCGCAGAACGCGCGGCCAATGAAGCCGGCGCCCCCTGTGACGAAGATCGTGCTCATGTCGTCTTCGGCTGGATGTAGTCGGCGATGTCGGTCTGCGCCGGCTTGGCGTGCGCGTCTTCGAGGTCGCCCGCATGCGCCACGAGCGCGGCGAGCTCATCGTCGCCGACCGTCAGACGCTCGCCCTTCTTCGCATGCTCGCGCAACCGCGCCAGAACAAATTTACCCATCTCGTTCATGCGTCTCCTTGTGCTTCTCACTGGCGCTCGCAGCCGTATCGCAGGCATGCGCGCGCCGTGTTCGCTCACTTCAACAGCCCCTTCGCCGCCAGCATCTGGTTCTTGCCGAAGTAGTCGATCACGTCCGGCGCGACGAGCTGCGCGACGTCGAAGTCGGCATCATCGGGGAAAGACAGGTACTGATCGCGATACTCGGCTCTGATTCGTCGTGTAGTAGGATCCACAAGCTCCACCGGCCCATAGGTCTCAACTTCGAAACCGCGGCCACCCTTCGTGAAATCAACATGAAGAGCGCACAGGCCGGGCACGACGGCAGTTTTGATCCCCTTCGCCGCCGCCTTCTGGCAGAATAGCGAGTCTTCGCCGACGCGGACGCGGCCTTCTTCGGTGAGCGCGAATTCAAACCAACGATCCTCCCCGATGGTCTGGAAGACTTCGACGTCGACCAGGAGGAACCCGCCGCCGGTGCAGGACACCACGATCGGCTCCATGTTGCCGTGCTCGTACGGGACGAGCTGCTGACTCACGATGTATTCGGGATCGGCGCCGATCGCGGTCACGCCGGTCTCGAGCTGCTGGTTCTTCTTGCAGTACGTACCAGAGACGATCGGCAGGTTGTACTCAAGCAGCTTCGCCAGGCCGTTGCGCGGGATCAGCACGTCGTCATCGACGAACAGCACGTGCGTGACGTTGTCCTCGCTGAGCGCCGCCTTCACGAGCGCATTGCGCGCGGCCGCATAGTCGAGGCCGAACGTCGAGTGCACGCGCGCGAAGATGTGCTGCCCGGGGTTGAACATGTGCAGGCATGGCACGGCATGCTTCGGGTGCTGCAGGCGCTGCGGCACGCAGACGAGCACGTTGCGCTGCTTGTACGCGACGATCTGGCGCGCGTGCAGGATGCCGCGCACGATGCGTTTGGCGCGGTGCTTCTCCCACAGCTGCAGCGAGTCGCGGTCCTTCATGTACTGTTTGCAGGCTGCGAACAGCTCCTCAAGGATGCCGAAGCCGTCGTAGCGGATCTCGGGGCGCGTCAGCACCTGCTCGATCCAGCCGATCTCGTCGTCGGTCAGAAACTCGGTATCGCGCACGAGCTGCAGCGCCTGGGCGATCGTCGCCTCGTCGAGCGGTTCTTTCAGCGGTGTTACTGGCTTCATGCTGCTGCTTCCTTCGCCTTGAGCCCGAGCACGTCCAGCCACCGCGGAAGCACTGTGCTCATTCGATAGTCTCGCGCGGGTGCAACCTTCGGCCACTTCGGCTGAGAGATGGCAGCGACGAACTGTTGAGGATCGGTATGGACTGACCAGGGGTTAGCCAGCACCTCACGCAGAGCACCAGGACCGTTGAGACAAAGAGCCCAGCATGGCCGTCCCGCAATCTCGGCCATCGTCTGAACACAGCCAAAGGTCTCTGGCAGAAGGTTGACCATGAAGATCCCATCGGCATTGGCAAGCCTCATCTGCATGTCGCCCAACGTCTGCGGCTGTTCGAAGACGACGCCGGGCGTTGAGCGCAGCTTGTCGAACTGCGGCGAGTCGTAGCCCGGGCTCGTCACGATCAGCTTCGCTTGCGAGAACTCGCTCTTGTGCCGCTTGAGCTCGCCCCACAGCTGCAGCGTCGGCTCGAGCCCCTTCAGCGCGGCGCTGCCGTAGATGAACGTGCGCTTCTTGCGATGAGTCTCGCGCGCCACCTTGGGCAGGTCGTAGAGCGACTCTTCGAACGCGGCGGGGATGATCGTCAGCCCGGGCCAGCCCGGGTACAGTTCGGCGTTGTACTTCGAGTGCACCACCGTCTTGGCGCCCGGGATCTGCGCCATGAAGTCGTGCGGCACCTGCGCGCGCTCGTCGGGCAAGTCGTGCATCTCGACGACGAGCCGCGAGAAGCTCACGTTGCGCGGGAGCTGTCCGAAGCGCTGGGAGATGAGAACGTCGCAGTCGAGCTCCCAGATTCCGCGCTCGGCAACGTCTTGGGCTGAATAGTAATCCGTACCTGCCCAGCGGACGAATGAACCACCAGGCTGGAGAACCGCCACACTGAAACCTGCACGAACAAGCCCTTCTGCAAGTACCACCGTATGCAGCTCGCTACCGCCATTAGGCTGAGTGCGAGCGCGGTACGAATCGATCGATCGGCCAAAGTTCTGAGAAATGACCACATCGTAGTGCACCTTCGTCGGCGTGACGGGCTTGCGCGGGGTGAATCTCATCGAACGACACCGCCGGTGGTGAAGCTCTCGTTGCTGACCTTCACCGCGTCGAAGATGCCGCCGGCGATGCCAGCGAGGAAGTCGACGTCGCGCGACAGATGCTGCCCTGGCGGATCGCCGTAGGCGAGGTACGCGCGCGGCCCGATGCGGCTGTCGCTCTTGAGCCCGCGAACCACGTCACCTGTGTTGGCGCCGTGCTCAAGGCAGAATTTTCCGTACTCGTTCGCGAATGCCACCGTCGCGGCCAGGAAAGCGTTCAGGCCATGCTTCACGCACTCCGCGCTCTCCCGGCCCATGAATAGCAGCGCCTCGCCGCTGTTGCCGACGACGAACGGCCGGAAGAGCTCGACGAGCATAGCGCGGTCGTTCGGGATCGAGATGCCGAGCACGACGCGGTCGGGCGACTTGAAGCCCATCAGGCCGCGGCCCATGCGCAGGTTCTCTGGCTGCACGACGAAGCGCAGATGCGGGAAGCGCCCATCAAGCCGGGCCGTCGTGCCCACCGGTAGCGGGCTCGAGACGATGACCATCGTCCCGGGCTTGGCGCCGCCGAGCGAATGCTCAATTTTGCGGATCGTCGGCTCGTACTCTTCGACGCTATCGACGTTGAAGCAGAGCCAAATCAGATCAGAGTCGACCGGCGGCGAGTGCACGACGCGAATCGCCTCGCGCCGCTCGCCCTCGGCCCACAGATGCGCCACCCCGGGATCCTTGGCGTCGTCGCGGAACGGATGAATGTGCACGTCATAGTGCGGGTCGTACGCCACGACTTCGTGGCCGGCTTCGGCCAGGCACGCCGCCGTGACCGTGCCGAGATGCCCGAGGCCGACGACGCCGATCTTCAATCAGCACCGCCCTTGCGGCTGGCCTGCTCGGTCACCGCGCCCTGCACGATGGCCATCAGCTCAGCCTCGGACTTGTTTGTCAGCTCGAGCTCGTCTTTGCGCTGCAGCTCGATCGCCTGAACCGGCCGCCCGTTCGCTTCGTCGCGGATGCGGCACGCCGCCTTGAACCGGATCGAGGCGTCGGCGTTGGTTAACAGTTCGGCGAGCACTGATAACGTCTCGTCGTTGAGCGCCTGGCACGCCAAGCGCGCCTCATGGCTCGTCTTCGGCCGGCCGCCTGGGTTGCCGCTCTGGCCCTTCTTCCATGCCATCACGCGGCCCCGTCCGGCTGTTCCTGACGCACAACAGCTAGGTGCGTTGGCTTGTCCTCGCGGATGTCGAGCAGCTCGGCCATGCGGCGCTCGACGAGCTCCTGGTCGGCGCGGTACTCGAGCAGCGCCGAGCGGTCGAGGTCGACCAGCTTACGGTGCTCGCGCCGCTCGTGCCGGCAGAAGCTGTCTTCGCAGTAGCAGGTCACTTCTCTTCCCGTGAGATGGGGCGCAGCGAGCGGCCCTCGGCGTCCTGCCGTTCTTGCTCGAGCGTGGCCCAGTGCGAGCCGATCGCGTTCAGCATACGCTCGGCGTAGGTTCGTCCGGGCAGACGCTCAAACGCGAGCATCTGCTCGTCGGTGAGATTCAGCTCGACCACGACCTTGACCACGGCGACTCCGCTCGCGGACATAGTTGCATTTCAAAGCTATTTTGTCAGGTTTTCAGGAGCGTTGCGGAGTCAGCTCTCGACAGATGGTGCGTACTTCTCAGGCTCGACACCGGCGATCCAGGCGACCGCCTCGCGCGCGGTGCGCATCGCTGGCGGCACGCGGATCTGGTACTCCTTCCAGCGCGTCTCATCAGCCGCCGGCCGAAACACCTGCTCCCACCATGACCGCTCGCCGCCGAGCTTCGCTCCGAAGATCGCCTCGGCCTCGGCCTTCGTCAGCGTTCCGTCCGGCTCGGGCGTCGAGTTGAGCACGCGCACCATCACCAGCGGCTCGTCGTCGGCGAGATCCTTGCGATACAAGATCCCAAACGCGTCGCGGTGGATTTCCTTCGCGCCACTCTCGAGCAGGAATCGACCGGTGCCGAATTGCGACAGCATGGCGCGGCGCACCTCGGCGTTTCCCTCTGCTTCAATCTCGGCGACGGTGATCTTTTCCGGCGCCTCGATCACATGCTCCGGAACGCGGACGCCGTGCCAGGCATGCACGCCCCAGCCGTCAGCATACTGCAGAGCGCCGTGGATGCGCCCACGATCGTCGATGTCGAGCCGCGTGGGCGCGCGCGTGATGCAGCAGAAGTGATCGAACGGCATCATCCATGATCCGGCGCGAATTAGCCGATCCCATTGCGCGAGAAGCTGCGATTGCTCCTCCGTGTATTGGACGCCAATTCGCTCGCAGAAACGGTAGAACGTGACCCAGCCCAGCCAACCCATTCGCAGCGCCCAGGAGACGTCATAGACGGAGCGCGCATGCGACCGGAGCTGCGACCCGAGCTGCGACCCGAGCTGCGACCAGAGCTGCGACCCGAGCTGCGACTCGAGCTGCGACCCGAGCTGCGACCG